AAAGACGTTAGTAAATGATCTAGGATCAGGATCTGCCAAGCAGGCTTTGCCCCCACCAGTAAACTGGATTTGCAAAGACCTCTTTTATAGTGGCGTCAATCTCATCTGCATCACTCCCTCACCAGTTAACAAGATGTGTTGTGGTGTCCTCAGTGACAGGGACGAATTCTTAGGGTGGTTCGATTTCACCACCAGCGTGGGCTTTGGTATCGACGATTCCGCTGACATTTATTGACATTCAGTGTCATGACCACCGTAGTTAATCACAGTGGTCCCCCCCTAGCTCTGCAAATAGCTAGCCCCCACTTAACCTTGCTTAGCAGGTTAAGCACTGCTACCCAATCGGGCGCGTTTTGTGTCGTTAGTACGCTGACATTTATCGTCGATCAGAGACATTTCATACGCCGTCACACGTGCGGGGTCGTAACGCCCCGGGGATACTATCCTGGCTCCCTGTTGCACGTCTCGCCTCACTATAACTCATACCTGGTGCGCTGTCGCGGTGGCCTATTCACGTGCCGGTATAGGGCTGCTGCCCCAAACACGGCTACATTAGCACCGGCACCAAGTATCGCCCCCGCCATGCCCATTAGGCCCGCTTCCCTTTCCGCTTTTTGGGCTTCTGCATGGTTGTAACCTTGGAGGAAGCCTTGATTTGGCGGCGGGATGCGGGTTGCGTAGGGCGTCGCGGGGCCCGCTCTGACCGCGCCGACCGAAAATCCTGGACCATTGTCCCGCGGGCCCTAAGATTACTCACCGGCCCAGCGTAGCGGAATCCACCATTGAGCGACATGTTGTTCATGGCGCGACTCAAGGCGGTGAAATCGCTCAGGCTGGGCGTGAGATCGTAGGCCACTGCGAGAGGGTTCACAGGAATCACCTCCCAGTGGGAGATGACTTCGATGGCGTAGGTGTTGCCGACGGCCGAAGAAGCAGTAATGTCGCCCTCAATAATGAGCACGAGCGCATTCTGCCCTGATTCGTTGCCGGCTCCACCAGAGGGGCAGTTCCACAGACTGGACGAGAGTACAGCCCCGGCCGTGGTGGCGGACGAGGGCTCGAGACTCGCATAGACGCTCTGGGAGACCTGGTAGGAGGGGACACCTCCAGGAATCCAGTTCGCCTCGAATAGCCCATCGCTGATTCTTGCAGTGACGGTGTTATTGAGGACGGACTTGAGCACCGTCTGTGTGGGCTGGACTGAGCCCGTGAGGACGGAGAGGGGCTCCAAAACGTACACTCCTGTGTTGATCGTGGACGATGCAATTGCTGCCGTGGTGATTCCGGCGGTTCCGACAAAGATCTTGCCAGCTCGGTTGAGCTCGGTTCCTTCATAGATGACCCGCAACCCCATGGACACAAGGCGCACGTTTCCTCCTGCTCCAGGTAGCATGGAGGAGATGTTGGGCACGTTGGCGTTTCCAACGGCTGAACCTGTGGCAAGTGTTCCGTAGGCACTACCCGTCTGTTCGACGAATGTTGTGCGGTACACTGCGGGGTACGGCCAGAAAACGATGCCTGACGTGTGAGTGGTCTGGGCGATGCCACTTGCTGTGGTTGGGGCAAATGCGAAGGTTTCCCGGGAACTGACGAGACCAGAGACTGCTGTTCTGTCATCAGGGATGTGGACGGAGGGGTGGACGAATGGGGACTGCAAGGTCTGCAGCCATTTGGATTGGACATTTTGTTTCATGTTGGTATGGGATGCCTTAACATGAACAGGGACTGTGCATCGATGGTAAACCAGTTGGGGACTCCGTGCAGTCTCTCGGCATTCTGATTAGCTTCCCAGGTCGGGAATTTGGGTCATCACTACCATCGACCCCATGAATGGTTAATGAGTGGACCCCCTTGCGCTAAAGGGGATCGCTGTCTCATGGCGCAACCAGTCAAATCGCCAGCCATCGGAGATGTCGAGGCCCCGCTCCTCTGGACCCATTATGTCGGGCGTCCATAGGCGGATTTCTGCCTCGATCGCTAATTGTCTTGCTGGCTCAATGTTCCAAGCCTTAGCAAAACTTTCACGAGCACACTGTGAGACGAGGTGAGCTTGAGCCTCGCGCCAGCCTGCAATGTACCTGTAGGCCTGCTTGTCGAACTCAAAATTCTTCACCAGTTTGGTCTTGGACTTGATCAAGGGGGAACAGACCTCCTTTAACCGCTCCGCAAATGCCTGCAAGACTGGAACACCCTGGCACTGGCTTAGCTCACCTTGGGCGATGGTGTATAGCATTTTCGGCCGTGCTCTTCGTTCGGTAAAGTGCACATTCACCATGATCTTGGAAAGGAACTTCTCAGGATCACGGATCATGTTGTACTCACCAGGGCTAATCTCAACTAGGCGTCGCTGGCAGAAGGTCGCTTGCTCAGGCTGGCTCGTCTTGTATTCAAACTTCATCTTGAATCCAAAGTCAGCGAAGAACCGGTCTAGGGTGGGCTCAGAGATGGGGATGTTCGTCATGAACAGACTATCATCCCCGTCGAGGATGAAGTCGTAATCCTTCCCAGCGTTTTTGCCCTCCCAATCCCAATCTCCACTGATGTGACATCCAAAGGCCATAAGCATCACCAACATGAGCAGGTTGTTCCCTGCTGCTGTGTTGGCGTCTCCCGACATTCTCGTACCCCGCACGTGGTAGGTGATCTTCCCTTCCACCGTGTAGGCCCGACCCTTGTTGACCTTCTGGTAACCTAGGGCCTCCATGAAAAGTGGGTTAGTCTGCTTCCACTTCCAAAAGAAATGCTCCAGTGCGAGCATTGGGGGGCTGACCGACGAATCGAATCGTGACGCATCAAACCCATACAAGAACGACCATTTGTGCACCTGCTTCCTAAAGACGAGGTGCTGCGCAATTTCTACCGGGGTCATCCCTTTGGTCATGACCCTTGTCGGCGGCAGTCCGGCAACTCCACGCATACGATACAACTTATGCTCGATCGGCTTGATCACCGTCATTAGTATAAGAGTCGTCTCTGCATCACGGAATTGAATGGCACGGGGGTCCGGCTCAATCTTCGAGTCGGAGAAGGCAACTGCTTCCTTCTTCACAAAAACCTTGATTGTACCTCGGTCTGGTTTTGTGTACCCTGCCCGCGCAAGTTCATCGCGGGCTCTACCATAGCGTACCCGTTTCCGGGGCACGTGGTAGGAATTCACCACGTCGTCGTAGCTACAAGGAGATACGTAACCTAGCGCTTTCCTGAGTGGGGTGGCTATCACTCTAAGCAACTGGTCCATCACCTGTTCGTTCGGACGTGGCCTACACACATCTACGCGCGTCTCGAGGGCGGCAAGGATGTTCCGTGCATCCGAGCCGTGGAAAAACCACCTTTTGGTCATGGCCTCGTCGACTGTTAAGCTGGGGAGATGAGTCACCCCAACTGCGCGTAGACAACTCTCCGCCTGGTAGTCCACCTGCGGTCTCTGAGTAATACGGAAATCCTTCAGCTGGCGGCAACTACAGTTAGTGTGCTCTGTCAGCTTTCGTACTCTCACGGAATGGAGACCGCGGTGAACCACTCGGCCCTAACCCTTGGGGCCGCTGGATCCAAGACCATGGTTATCACAGATCCGTCCCCACAAGTTCATGAGGTTTTCACGGTGTGTACCAAGGTGCTGCCCAGCGGCCAGGGAGGCCTGTGCCTTGAAGACGTCGCTATTGTGCCTAGCGTCATCCTTCATCTCCAAGTACCAGGGGTTTTCGCGCAGCCGCCCAAAGGCGGTCTGCACTATCCGCCAGCTGTAGATCTCCAGCTGGGGATGGGTGATCGGGATCATGGACTTTTCACGCCATACCGCATTGTTGAAACGGGCGGAGAATGTGTCTCGGAGCTCATCACTAGCATCGTCTGGGAGGGTCTCCAGCGCGATCTGGTGCTTGTCCATGTACAAATCCTCCCACGTCTCTGGCACAATGCCCCTCTCCTTCACGTACCGGGTGAGTTCCTCCCGGATGCGTATCTCATCGGCTCTAGTGCCGGAGGACTTGTAGAAGAGGGTGGCCAATGTCCGATCAACATTGGTCCAAATCCCATCGTAGAACGACGATGAAATTCGGGCGTGTGGGTTCCGGTTGCGTGCCTGGGTGCCACGGCGTGTATGCGACCTTTTGCCCGATGGGAGAGGCGTGTTTTCGAAGTTCTCCTCCAATTCTTCGGGAAGAACCTTCTGAGACTCCTGCCACTCCTCCTTGAGCAAAGGTATCCAGTAAGTGGAAATATATGGCCATATCCACTTTTGCCAGATGGTCACCAACAATGCCATACCACACAGGCTCCAGAACATCCAGCTGACAGCGACAAAGCTTAACCCCAGCCGGGCATAGTCTCTGGCGCGGTACTGGTAGCGCGGCCCATGTCTGTTCGACCACGTGGCAAAGCTGTTCCAGGTATCTAACACTCCCGACAAACCTGATGACCGGCGATAGAACCATCCTCCTGTGAGGATTGGTAGGATCAACGCGTAGATCATGAAGTTCTTGGCCTTGCTGATCGCAAACGACCACAGGAACTGTGCGGCGGCTCCCAAAACCTCGCCGAAACTGAAGGGCTCTTCGGCGGGCACATTCGGGGCTCCGGTCATGAGCGGGGACTGAGATCCATCGCTTTGGGGGGTCTGGCTTGAATCGGAGGACTCCGTGGGCGAGCTTGTTGAAAAACTTGGGCCAAAGTCTTCCATAGCGGGCCGCGAAGGCATCCCAAGCAGCACCCCGAGGGTCGTGCGATGGAATCGGGATCCAGGGTGCGAGCGAGCTGACCCACCTGCCATAATTGGGATGGTTGACTCGGACGCTGAGGTCTGTTGTTGCTCCGTCGGTTGCCTCTCTACCGGGGAGGGGGATTCCAAGGAGTCGTTGGGTATAGACGACTCGTTGGGTACCACGTTGACTGGCTCGCCAGGCTGGGACCTGGCTGGCGTTCCAATCACCAATGGTGACATCATCAGGGCGGCCGCCGTTGGCGGGGTTTCGATCGGCTGATCGAGAGGTGTCGTCTCCCATGTTGACATATGTGGGAAGCTAATCGTATCGTGACTTAATCGGTGGGTTGCCACTTCCGTTACGTAGGAATACCTTTTCAGGACGGGTTAAACACTAGAGGTGATGTATGCTG